TAATTTCCCAAATGGAAGTAATAATCCTAATGCAAAAGAACCAGTTGTTAGTAAATCATTACCAGCTTTCTTAACTAATTGTCCTTTTGCTGAATCTCAAAATGGAACGTTTTGTTCCATATCCGTCTATATAGTATTTATCCTTGTCTGACATGATCTATTGCTAAACATATAACTCCAGCTATGAATATAAATACACAACATGGACTATGTATTATAAACGTTGTTATTAATGTAAATAATATTACAAATATTCAACCTAATGCTCTAAGTCAATTCTTCATTTTCTTTTGTTGTAAAAGTATCTATTCCATATAATAAAGCGTCTATTAATATTAATCCCACAGGAATAGCCATAGGAATGATAGATAACATTCCTAAAATCAATGTAATTACCATAATACCTAAAATAATATCTGCCATTAGTTCCATAATACATTAAGCTTTAAAAAAGTAAATATTATTATTTTTATAATTATTTGTATCTATATGTAATCAAGTAGTCTCTCTGCCATTTTGATCTCATTTTTCAATACGAATTGGAATAGTTAATTCTAATTTATGTTTTTCTAATTCGTATCTCATATTAGATGCTGACATCTTATTGCTAATTAAATCAAAAGCATTACCTTTTTTATGTTGCGAATTTTTAGCTCCGATTTTACAATCTGGCTGTCTGTATCCACAATAATTTCTACTACCTCCAGATGCTCAATTATTACATATTAAAGGAATTCCTAATATTTCTCTAACTTCTTCTAATGCTTTTAAAGCTCTAGAGTCAAGTAAAGCTAATGATTTTTCCTCTCCTAATTCTTCATATACCTCTTTTGGAACTAGTTCTTTTATATCAAAATATTTATTTGCTTTCATTTCTTTTAACTCCTCCTAATTTATCTGCTCAGGCTTCAACAAAAAATTTGTAATAATCATAAGGAATACCTTTTTTACGCTTTCGCCTACAATTTAAATTATGTAATCCACTTAATAGCCCTACAAAAGGTAAATATAAAGGACCTAATCATTTAGATTGAATGCCATGTCCAGCCTCATGTTTAATAGAATTTTTTAAACTAATTCGTATATTATTGTTGTTCCAATCGTATCTATTATAATCTAATAATACATAATAACCTAAAGAAATTCCTCCAGGAAATTTATCATAAATATAAACCTCCTGATCTTTATATGTAAACGTTTTTAATCTAGTTTTATTATAAAACGGAAGAAGTATTGCTCCTAGTAACGATTGAGGAAATTCTCAAGTTCATCTACGAATTTTGATAATTGTTTTCATTTTTCTTTCTATTAAATATTTTTACTACAGAATCTGCACCTAATAGAGTAGTACTACATATAAATAGAGTATCTACAATAACTGGAGCTTGTATCCCATGAAAAGTACATCATAAACATATAATAAGACATGCCACTCATCCTAAAACTCCACAAACTCGTTTACTACTTAAACCACTTTGTGCAGTGAATAATCTAATAAAGAAATCTTTCATTATTTTATTATATAGATAAATAGTCAACTACTGCTTTACAAAAACTTAGGAATTCTTCATCTGATAGATTAGAACGCATTGTATTTATACTATTACATACTAAACGAATGTTAGATAAAGAATATGCTCTCCCTGGTTTAATTCTATCGATAGAAACATTAAAAGGATTTTTACCTGCTTTAATAACAGTTTGCATCTCTAAATTAGATAATGCGCACTTTCCATTTTGTTTTTCAAACAATTCGATTAATTGCTCTTTTGTTAAATCAAAAGGAATATTGTTTTTTAAAGCTCTAGTTTTACATCCAGATAATAATCGTGATAAAAATCGATCTCGATCGTTAATTTCCTGAGTAGCTCTTTTAATTTTCTTCCTTTCTTTTTCACAATCTTCACATTCTTTACAATGAGATCCATATCCACACTTTACATTATTGCGTCTAGGAAAAAATTTAGATGTCATTGGTTTATATTTCTTACACTTAGTACAAAGTTTATAAATAACATCATTAATTAATTTAAAATTAGGTAAACCTAATGTATAATTCATTTGTTTTCCAAGTTTCTCAAATAAGATTTTTTGATCTTCTGAAGTCATAATTATTTATTATGATGTCATTTAGCAGCATTTCTAGCAAAATTAGCTCTCTTCTTTTGTAGCGGAGTTGCATTAGGATCATTAAGTACAGATCTAGCATGTTCTTGTACAGTTTGTCCAGCTCTTTTAGCACTAGCCGTAAACTTACCACGATTAGCCTTCTTTATATAGATTTTCCCACCCTTCTTTAAATGTTCAATCATATCGATAAATAAATTAGGTAAATCTATTGTGCTTGAGTTAGATAACTTTTGTATTTGTTTTTGTAAAGTTTTAAAATCTAAATTAAAATCATTCATATTAAATATATTTAGCAAGTTATTAGTTTAAATATTTTTATTTTGTATTTCACAAAAATAATAAATAAATTTGCAAAGTAAAAATAAAAAATTTAAAACTAAGTAATAAAATGTGAAATACTTTTCTAGATTGATTCTTATTTATAGTTGATAAAATTAAAAACTGGAAGGATGTTTGAAGAACATTGTTTATACTGTTAATTGTCTTTGCATTAAATATAATTACTAAAGAATATACCGAACGTTTAGTTATAAATTCTAAAACAGAAGTAGTAAATGAAATAAACCAAAGACATGATAGTATATTAAATCATGTTATTGAAAAATCTCCCGAAGTAGATAGAGTTATTAATTCTATTTTAGATAATTTAAATATTACCTATGGATTTAATCGTGCATCTCTAATGATTTATCATGATAATATCACAATGACTAATGGGATGCCGTATTTAAGAATGTCTATTTCTCATGAAAGAATAAGAGAAATAAAAATGAAAGTAACTGCTAAAAAAACTGAAGTGCAAAATGTTCCATCATCTATGTACTCAGATTTAAATGCAGAATTATTAAAACATGGCCAAGTAATAAGAACTTTAAAATCTTTAGAAACAATTGATAAAAATTCCTATACTAGATGTTTGAATGAAAATATTAAGGGATATATTGTAATTCTTATACGTAATACAGATAATTCTCCATTAGCTGCATTGTGGTGTTTTAGTTGTGATGACGAAGTTCCCATGGAATCAAATGTAGTACATGATTTAATTGGACAAGGACACGTTATTAGAGATGTATTAAAATACTAGTGATTTATGACAATGATTTTAGAAAAAGATAAGTTTTATAATGACTTATCTATTGATAAAGAAAATGACAATGTAATTTATAATGATCAGCAACACGTTTATATAGATAAAACAGATGGATCCTATTATATATCTGTTACGACACTAATTCATAATTATACTAATATATTTGATTCTGCTTTTTGATCAGCATATAAAGCATTAGAATCATTAACAGACGATGTAACGTTTGCAGCTTTAAAGAAAGTGTTACTTGCAACTAAAAAATTTGATCCATCTATTTTACATAAACTTAGTATTGATGAATCTCAATTTAATACTAAACGAGAAGAAATCTTACAAAGTTACGAAGATGAAAAAAATAAATCCTGTGAACGTGGCACTAAAATACATGCTAAGTTTGAAAACGCAATGTATCAAAATCCAGAAAAAGAACTAAAAAGATACGGATTAGGTGGAAAATTTAGTGTTAAAAAAGGACATTATCGACTTGATACAGAAAAAGCAGTATATCCAGAATTTCTTATTAGTGTAAAATCAAGAGATGGCGTATTGAGAGTTGCAGGACAAATTGATTTATTAATTAAAGATGGGAACGATATAATAATTATAGATTTTAAAACTAATAAAAAAATCGATCGCAAATCTTATTATAATAAATCAACAAAACGATATGAATGTCTAAAATATCCTTTAAATACAATTCAGGATTGTAATTTAATGCACTATACACTTCAATTATCAATGTATGCTTATTTGCTTCAACAAATTAATCCAGATTTAAATATTAAAATGTTAAAATTAATTCACATTGATCATTCAAATAAAGTTGAAGAAATTGAAGTAGAATATATGAAAAAAGAAGTAGAAGTACTTCTTAAACACTACAAAAAACAACTACTTATAAAAGAAGAATTATCAAAAGATACTCCAATCGTATATTAGTAATCGTTACAATTGCAAGTTAAAAGGTTATAAATATAATTGGAGTATCTTTTTTAAATAAAATATTATGGGATTTATAGATATATTAGATGGACATATTAAAGAATTATTTGGAGCTAATGAGAATTTAAGTAATAAACGTTTAAGGATATGTATGAAGTGTCCATTATATAAAAAGACTCCAGTAGGTCCTATTTGTAATAGTTCTTTATATATTAGTAAAGATGGAAAAGATGTGGTAAATTACGGAAAAGAAGGATACGTTAAAGGATGCGGTTGTAATTTAAGTAAAAAAGTCCGTCTATCAAATGCAAAATGTATTATAAGAAAATGATAATATGCAGATTAATATAAAACATATATTAATAGGTTGATACAATAAAATCTTTTTAAAAGAACAAGATTTAGCAAATTATCGATTAGATATTTGTAAGCACTGTCAGCATAATGTAAAATTTTTAGGTCAAGATAGTTGTGATTTATGTGGATGTATATTAGATGCTAAAGTCCGAGTAAGAGGGGAAAAATGTTTAAAAAATAAGTGATAAAATGGATTTAGGAAATAGAAAAATGGAATTAACAGGCATACATTATATGCCAGGACTCGATCAATCAGAAGATTTAACTACAACAGATAAAGAAGTGATGAAAAAATTGCAAGAACAAGCTCAACTTGAAATGGCAGATAATTTATGTAAACAAAATGAAGGAGTTAAATCTGCAGCTAACAAAGAAATTGTAGCTTGTAATAGTAATGTAATCATTAAACTTTATGATAGAAATCCTTATCGTAGTATTAAGACTAGTGCTTCAGGGATTATCTATGGTTTAGATGGACATGAAATGTATTTTAGTCACGAATCTGGAGAAATGGAAGAATCTCATCAGGAAATTATTTGTGCAGAAGTAATTGCTATTGGACCTGAATGTAAAAATGTAAAAGTTGGAGAGGATGTATATTGTAGAAATATTCCTGCTCCAATACCTTTTGATAATCGAGGATATTATGCTATTACGGAACAAAATATTATATGTAGAATTGTAAATAAAAATTAATGATGCTAGAAGATAAAATATTTTTTAATCCTGGAGATTTGGTAATACTAAGACATCCTATTCCAAATCGTCCAGCTATGTATGTAGTAGGAAGAGTAATGCAAACGATAAAGAAAGGAGCGAATCTTGAATCCTTATTTAAAGGAATTAGATGTAGATGATATGATAATAATGCTACTTTACAGGAAGCAATCTTTTCTACTAAAGATTTAAAGTTTTATGAAAATGAAGATTTATCTGAATAATCTTTATATTAAATATATAGAATGTAGTGTAGATGAATTTGAGAAAATTAAAGACTTTCTTGACAATTCTAATACATATGTTCCTTATATTAAAAATATTCCTATAGAACCATATTATAAATATAACACGACTATTTGTTAAATAAAATGGACGAAAAGAAAATACAAAAATTTTTAGAATGACTTCCAACAAAATTTGAAGAATTTAAAGGCAAATCTTTAGAAGAAGTTGCAGAAGATTTAAATCGATTATATGAAACAGACGAAGGTAAACAAACTATTCAGACTCTAATGAATACGTTCTTAGAAGAACAAGATAAAGACCCTTCTAAATTTGCTAATGGAGGAATTCTTCCTACAAGTAAATTAGATTACATTGTTTCTTTGCATAAAAAAGGTGGCAAACTAAAAACTAAGAAATGTTCCTGTGGATGTGAAATGCACAAAGTATTCGAGAATGGAGGAGTTGTTGAAAAATGTGCCTGCGGATGTGATACTAAGAAAATCGTAAAAGCTGAAAATGGCACAAAAACTAAATCTAAGTCGAAATCTAAAGTTGAAACTTACCAAAAAGGTTATTTAACTCCTTGAACTTTTGCATTCAACTCTGCTAAAACAACAGTTTTACCAAACATTGACGGAGGGGGCCAAAGAACAATACAACGTGTTGCTTCTCCATCAGGTAAAGTTATTGACCGTATATATGCTCCAGGTCAAGGTTATACAGAGAGAGTAATAACTCCAACTGATACAACATTTACAAGAGTCATCTCAAATGGAGGAAGTGGAGCGCCAGATATACAAACATTTAGTAAAGGTATGCCAGATTTTAATTGATTCCAACAAAGATGGAAACAATATGGAGTTTACAAAAAAGGCGGAAAGGTATAAGAGATATCTTTTTGCTTTATAAGGAATAATATGGATTTATTTATATTTAATAATGATTTACAGAGATTAGAGATTAATGAATATTCTATTTTGCTAATTAAAGAATTTGCAGCTCTATGAAACGAAGACAGAAATAAATGTAAAGAAGATCCTAAAGGTATTAAACGTTTACGTGCTTATAGAGAATTTGCATATATTTATTTAGCTTTAGACTATAAATCTCCATATTTTGAATACTTAGAACAAGAGAAACATCAAGCAGCTATGGAAGATAGCGGACTTACTGAAAAAGAGTTTAATGATGAAACTTTTAGAGCTGCTTGTAGAAAATATATAGAACTTAAAGATTCATCAAGAATTCTAAGTTTGATTAAAACTGCATTTAGAACTCTAGAAAAGATGAGAGTATTTTTAGATTCAATCGATTTTAACGAAAGAGATGAATTAAATGGAGGTAAATATATTAACGATCCTAAAAAAATTATGGAAAGTTTAACTCAAATTGGAAAAATGGATGCTTATTTAAAGGAACTCGAACTTACATATAAGAAAGGTTTAAAAGTACAATCCAAATTAAGAGCAGATAACGAGCCAGGTTTTGGAGATATGGATCAACTCCAAAGATAAAAATATAAATAATGGAACAAGAAGTAAAACGAAAACGAGGTAGACCAAGAAAAAATCCTCCTGCAACTTTACCTACATTTGCAGACAGGTATGAAGAAGAATTAAAAAAGAAATTATTTCAAGATGTAACTGTATCAAAAACAGAAGACGAAGAGGAAAGTCCATATTATGAGTTTCCTAAGGAAGGACATAGAAAACGCAATGGTGCGTGAGATGTTCCTCTTGATGAAGAAATATTATATTTTGATCCAGAATTATCTTATGAATTAACTGGTTATAGACCTATAAATGAAACTCAAGGTTTAGATTTTGATCCAACTCCATTTACTGAGGCAGGTAGATTGTTTATGGAAAGAGGACATTATACAGAATATCCTAAAAATAGCAAACCTTATCGTGATTATTGAACAGAACAGTATAAACGTTGTGTAGATGGTTATACTGTTGGAAAATATAGGATAACTGGAGATCATTATTTCTTTTTGAATTTCTATCGAATGAAAACTGTTGATGGAGAGAAAAAAGCTGGTGCGGGACGTACCGAAGCATTTCCAACTTTTTTTGCAAAACAATATGAATATTTTCACTATCTAGAAATGTGCGAATATCTTTATAAAGATTGTGTTGCATTAAAATCTCGTGGGGTAAACTAATACCTGCCCTCTTTTATAGTAATATAAAAGTAATAAATTTCGCTATATCGCAGAAGACTAAGGTGATTAAAATCACTATGTTAACAGCGAGATAAGTCAATTAATCACTGACCATCGTAACGCATAGAAAGGAATCACAGAGATAAACTTTCCACGAGAGCGAAACATCCTAATATTTAGTTAAGGATGAAAATATATGCTGAACTTATAAGAAATTATAAGAGTCTAGGGATAAAAAGCCTTAGAGATAACAAAAATTGAGGTTTTTCAGAAATTGGAGCTTGTTTGGGTGTTCGTCCTTTTATTACTACTAAAGGTTTTACTACTATTTATACAGCATATACTGAGAGTTATGTTGATACCGTATTAGGTAAATGCTGAGTACAATTAAACTGATTAAATCAAAATACTGACGGAGGTATGAAACGACTTCGTCAGAAAATCGATAATATAAAACACAAACGTGCATCTCTTGTTGATAGTGAAGGCATAGAATTTGGGCGAATGGCTGATATAGAAGGAATAACAGCAGATCATCCAAGAAAAATTAGAGGTGAACGTGTAGATAGACTCTTATTTGAAGAGGCTGGATCTAATCCAATACTTTCAACATCGTGAACGCAAGGTACTGCTCTAGTTGAACTAGGAGGAGCTAGAGTCGGGATTAAGATCGCATGAGGGACGGGAGGCGATATGGGGCCTGCTCTAGCTGGTTTAGCTAAAATGTTTGAAGATCCATTAAGCGCAGGAGTACTTCCATATAAAAACTTCTATTCAGATGATGGTACTGCACAGTATACTGGGTTCTTTATTCCAGCATATGAATTTATGATGCGTCCTGGGTATGTTGATAATCGAGGAGTAACCGATACTAAACGAGCTAAAGCTTTTTATGAAGAACAACGCAAATTAAAATCAGGAGAACGGTTATTAGAGTATTGTTCAGAATATTGTTTTACTCCTAAAGAAGCATTATTACGACAAGGTGAAAATATATTTGATTCCGTATTAATTGCAGATAGAATTACTCAGATTCGAGTACATAAAATGGGAACTTCTCCTCAACATATAGCGTTATTATGAGATAGAGAAGATAACGATAATTCTCGAAATAAAGTTAAAGCAGTATCTAGTCCTAATAGTAAAATATTAGTTTACGAAGAACCAAAACGAGATAGCGAAAGCAATATATATAATAATTTATATGTTGCAGGAATAGACTCTATCGATCAGGGTACTGGGGATTCTGCAACACAATACGATGTATCAGATTTTTGTATTGTTGTAAAAAGAAGAATATTTGGTTTAAATGAACCTAAATATGTTTGTATTTATAAAGATCGCCCAAGAGACATACGAGAAGCTTATGAAAACGCAATGAAGATTTTAGTATGGTACAATTGTAAGGCGTTACTTGAACATACAAAAATCAGTATATTAACTTACTTTAGAGAAAAAAAGAAAGATTCTCTATTTATGCGACGTCCAAAATCTAGTTTAGGAGATATAAAAAAAGGAAATTCGGCCATGATAGGAGTACCTGCAACAGAAACTATTATTAAACACGGATTAGAATTGATTAATAACTTTGTAAATGATTACTGTTATGGAATTGATTCTGATGAAATGCTTGAACAGTTACTAAACTATTCATACGAAAATAAAAGAAAATTTGATATTGTAGCTGCTCTTGGGATGTGTGAAATGGCGGATGAAGAATTAACTGGAATTAATCCTAAAGTTAAAAACGAAGTTACTAAAACTTGAAAAGATATTGGATGATATATTGACGACAGAGGATATAAACGATATGGTATAATTCCAACAACATGACACAATTAGAAAAAGAGGTTTTAGATATTATTGAAAAAGTTACATGTTGTAAGTATATTGGACACTTAAAAGTAATCGAAAGTGAAGATGATTTTACATTAAACTTATATCTAAACCAAGAAATGTCTCCTATGGTTATTAATTATCAAGGAGATAAAGAATCATTTCTAAAGTTTATTGCTAAGGACTTACGTAAACGCCAAATAGAACGAGCACATCATTTCCGAGCAATTAAACATGAATGATATGAGTCACAATGTATCGATACAGACGATTATTGTAATAACGATATATTATAATGAATAATACAGATATTGAAAAAATTAAAAAGACAATTGCTGAACTGGTCTACGATAAAGTTAAGCTTAGAAAAGCATATAACTATTATCATTGTACTAGAGATGCAGAACAGTTTAGACATTTAGAAGATAATTTTGGAATAGGTACTCCTACCTCTATTAATTTTACTCCTTTAATTAAAAAACATATCGATGTATTAATTGGAGAGTATTTAGGATTAGAACCTGATTTAAAAATATCTTGTAAAGATTCTAAAACTGTTTCTAATATTATGCGAGAAAAGCAATTAAAAATTAACGAAACTGTCTATAAGTATTTAAAATCATATTTACAAAATTCTATTATTCCGATACTATTAGATAACAGAGAACTTGCAAATAATGATCCATTTATTCAGGCAGAATTAGATAAATTAATCGCAGATACAGAAGAATCTTTCACTTCTGAATATGAAATTGCAGCACAAAATATACTAATATATTTACGTCAATCTCGCAACATAGATTTAAAAAATAAGATGCGAGAGTTATTTTTAGATCTCTTAATTACAGGAACATGTTATTATCGAGTGATTCCAACTGAAAATGGAGAAAATGTATCATTAGAAATATTAAATCCTCTAAATACCTTTATTGAACGTAATACTAATTCTTATTATTTAAAAGATTCTTATCGAGCAGTTATTCGTAAGTACATGACTAAAGAGGAAATAATTAATCGATATCACGATGAATTAACTTCAGAAGCTCTAGAATCTTTAGATAATGATTTTCATAAGAATCAAGCATATTTTAACAGTGTATTTGTAAGAGTTCCAGCAGCTAATACAGAAATTAGAACTGATACAGGAACTATCTTAGAAGGAACAAGTACAGGTATATTAGGAGGATTAGAAGTAACTCCAATGTTGCCATTTGATGAAACAATAAATGGACATAGATTGCTTAATACAATTCCAGTTTATGAAGTTGAATGACTTGAAGTTAATAAAAAAACAGGGTATTTAACTAGACACGAAGGTGTAAAAATTGGAAATGATATTTATATTACTAGAGGTGAATCTAAATATGTAGTGCGCTCTTCTGATTATCCAAGTAAATGTACATTATCAGTTAACGGAACATTCTTTTTAGATAAAAACGGACAGCCGTTCTCTCTTATTTTAGCTACTTCTGATCTACAGGATTAACATTAGTATGAGTCCTGTCTAAATTCCGTGAATTGCTGGAAACCCCTAACGTAAAGTCGAGGGCAATCAGCAGCCAAGCCATATAAAAATGGAAGGTTCAACGACTAATATGTAGGATCAAGTGATCCGAAGCGCGGAAGTATAAATTAAAGATAATTGTTAATAAATTAATAAGTAGTTATGAAATATAACGAAGAAAATTATAAACAAAAAGTAAAGCAACTATATAATGGGGAGCTTGAAGTCATTGGGCACTTTAAAGGTTTATCACAACCAATTATTGTTAAAGATAGATATGGTATTATAAAATTAACTCAGGCTAAACAGTTATTTAATAATCGTCCAGGAATATTACTAGCGGTTAATAGAACTGAGTATTTTATGAATATGTTAAAAGACAAAGAACCTAAGATATATAATCAAATTCATCCTTTATCTGAGTATACAAAAATGAAGGATAAAATGTTATTTGATACACGATATGGAATAGTTTCTATTTCTCCTGATGCATTATTAGCTGGTCACACTCCAAATATTCGTAGTGCGGTTAATAGAAAAGATTATTTTTATAAACAGTTACGTTATTTGTATAATAATGTTTATGATTTTAAAATTGAATCTACAAATCGGCATAATGGAAAATGTATATTAATTTGTCCTATTCATGGAGAAGTTAAAATAGATAATGATTATATATTTTCGGGCTGTGGTTGTATAAAATGTAATACCAATTGAACAAAAAGTAATGTGTTTTATCTAATTAAATTATCAAATTCAACAGAAAAATTCTATAAATTAGGAATCACATATAAGAAAACTGATAGAAACTTAAGAAGATTTGATGACTACAAAAAGTTAAATTATAACATCGATGTTCTTAAAATTATTGAATTTAATGAATTTGAAGCATGTGTAAATTTTGAAGCGGAATTAAAAAAGATTATTAAAAATAATTTGTATGTTCCTCAAAATTGGCCAAATAAAACATCTACTGAATGTTTTCAAGAAGATTTATTAACAATTATATTACAAAATATTAATTTATATATGATATAGTCTGATCTACATAGAAATATGTAGCAGTCTAAATAGACGGCATAAGAGTAACGAACTTATGTGAACACAAATGAAATACGATATGCTATTGTTCTATAGAGACAACTTAATTGCTTCTAGTGGAACTGTTGGTGAATGGTTAGACTTAGCTAACGTTCCTGAAGCATTAGGAGTTGAAATGCCTGAAAGAATTCAAAAGTGATTAGCTTGAAAAAAGAATGGAGTAGCTATTTTAGATAGTTCTCAAGAAGGGCAATCGTTAAATACTATTTTTAACGGATTTGATGATACAGTAAAAGTTCAAGCAATACAAGCAATACAACTTGCAATTCAATCTGTTGAACAACAAGCATCATCTATTACAGGAGTATTCCAAGAAAAACTAGGTCAAATAGAGCAACGAGACGCTGTTTCAAACGTACAAGTTGGAATTAAACAATCTACTCTATTAACTAAACAGTACTTTGACGCAATGGATTTAATGTATAAAGAAGTTAACTATGATATGTTAAATCTAGCTAAAATAGTATTTAAAAAGGGATTAAGAGGTACAATAATTTTAGGAGATAAATATGCTAAATTGTTTACTGCATTGCCTGAACACTATACTATAACTGATTTTGATATTCATATCGAAGATAGTACTCGAACATATAGAGATATGGAGGCTTTAAAATCTGTTAGTCCTGAATTAATTAAAGCAGGATTGGCTGATTCTGAGTTAGTAGTTAATATCTTCAAAGCTAAAAATATGAATGACTTAGAACGTTATATAACACGTTCAATGAAATCTAAAAAGCTTGAAAACGATCAATTAATGCAATTACAACAACGTATACAACAATATGAAGCTCAAATTCAAGAAAATCAAAGACAGCTAGAACAACTTAGTTCAGAAAACAAAAAACTATTAAATCAGATTGATAAAAATAGTAAAGAAAAACTTGATCTAGAGCGTAAACGTATTTCTTTAGAAGAGCAAAAAATCCGAGATAATAAGGATTATAATGATAGAGTAATTGATACAAAGGAAAAACAAATCCAAGTTGAACAAATGCAGCTATATGACTCAAATCCATATAACAATAAAATAAAAACAAATATTTAAACAGATGAGTGCATCACGTCCAATTGAAGTAGAAATAACTATGACGTCTGGATGTTATTTACAGGTAACAGATATTACAGGAACGTCTAATTTTGAGCATAGTTATGAAAAATGGCAAGAAGAAAATAGTGATTGAAAACAGCATGTATTTATTGATTTCCTAGAAAATAATTCCTATAGTACAGATGATTTAACTGTTCTCGAAGATTCTATAAGATGTTTAGATTTAGAAACAAATGATATTCGAACTCCTTATCTGTATAAGTTACCTAAAGATGGTTTATATATATATAACAAATATTGTATTGAAAAATTAGAACATCTTAAATCTTCAGATGCAGATACATATAATGCGAGTGGGAAATTGTTTTATTATAGTAACGGAAACACTTGAGATATTTATATAGGAACAACTGACGGGCAAAATGAAACGTTAACCGTAGAATCTGCAAAGAAAGTTGAAGATTATTCTGAATTATCTAGTTTAATAACTGATGAAATTGAATATTGAACGAATAAACAAATTGTATCTATTTGTTATTTAAATAAATGTTTAATTTCGTTACAAAAGAAGATGATTTATGATAATCTTAATAGTAAGTGTACATATGATAATTGCTCATCTGATGAATCTATAAGAAATATGCGAAATTTTCTATTTGATTCTGTATATATCTTAAGTTATTTAATTGAACAAGGAAGTTATTTAGAAGCACAACGTATAATTGAAGATTTGACTTCGTGTAATTATATATGTAAAGATATATTGGGAGAGACAAATTATAATAAATGTGATTGTGGAGCAACTATATAATATCTTTTTAAATGTGTATCTATCAGAATTAGAAAAATTAAAATTCGGATATACATATGATAAACAAACTTTAAAATTTCTAGATGATCTTATGAACACAATAGATTATATAGAAAACGGAGATATATCTAGAAACGATTATTTTAAAATAATTCAATATTATGAAGAGAACAATTAGTTCAAGAAATTTAAATGCTTCTAATATCGAAAATAATATTTCACGTCAAACATTTGCTTACAATAATACTATTGATTTCTATCGTGGATTATCGTTTAGATATGAGGAGTGAAATCCAAACAGTCATTACTTTAATGATGAATATACTGTCGATTTTGTTTCTCACGATAATGCTCTTTTTGCTTGTAAAAAAACACATTGATCTAATGATGTTAGTATTGACTCTGAACCATTAGTTAGTAAAGTAAATAATGAATATTGAACTCTAGTAATGCAAGGTCAACCTGGAGCACAAGGCGAAAAAGGTGCTGTTTTTATTCCTCACTTTGATCCTAGTTCAGGAATGTTAAGTTGAGAGAATAACGGAAACTTACCTAATCCAGATCCTGCTCTAATCAAAGGAGATAAAGGAGATCCAGGGCAAAAAGGAGAAGACGGAGAAGACGGAATTGGATTGCAATTTAAATGGGATGGGACAAATTTAGGAGTTAAAAGAGAAAATGAGGAAACGTGAATCTACGTAAATCTAATAGGACCTAAAGGAGACCCTGGACAAAAAGGAGACCCTGGACAAAAAGGAGACCCTGGACAAAAAGGAGATCCTGGTCCTAAAGGAGAGAAAGGAGATAATGTAAATTTAAGAGTTGCTAGTAATTATATACAGTTTTCTTATGACTCTGTTTATTGATACAATCTACTTCCATTGTCAGACATTACTGGAAAAAATGGAGTTCCTGTAATAATTAGAAACAATGGAATAGAACTTCAATGAAAATATGAAAATTTAGACGATTGGTATTCATTAGTTCCATTAAGTGAACTAATTGGTCCTAAAGGAGATACAATAGAAGATGTTTTTATTGATGAACGTTTTCATTTATGAGTTCGATTATCTTCTGAAAACCAAGCTAGAGATTTAGGAAATGTAAGAGGTCCTCAAGGAAATGATGGCAAAGATGGCAGAGAAGTATTATTACGAAGAGCAGATGGACATATACAATGGAAATATTATGGTTCTGAGGGAGGATGAACAAATATTTGTAGTCTTGAAGAAATTAGAGGAGTTGGAATTAAAACTTTACTAATTAATGAAAATGCTCATTTAATAGTTACTTTAACTAATAATGAAATACAAGACGCGGGTAGAGTATATGGAGAAAAGGGAGATAATGCTACTGTTACTGTTAATAAAACTACTACAGTAGAATATACTGAACCTGCTAATGTAAAAAATATTAGTTCTGACCCTACTAATGCAGTATTTGATTTTTATATTCCTCAAGGAGCTCCTGGAGATCAAAACATTCATGTTGGACCAGAATCACCTTGTGAATATAAGGAAATGCATCCTGAAAATCCTGCTTATGATGATTGTCAGAATATGATCTGATATGATCCAACGAATGCAGATGATGAGCAATATAGAGGGCCGAGAGGTTATTCAGCTTATGAACAATATGTTCAAGGTGGAGGAACTTTGACAGAAGAACAATTTATTGAAACTTTAGGACAAATTGCTACATGAGATAATGTTAGTTTTAAAATAGTTCAATCTTTACCTGAATCTGGAGAAACTAATGTTATATATTTAGTTCCTAATCATCTTTCAAGTGGAAATGATTTGTTTGATGAATATGTTTGAATAGATAACGGGCAAGGTACACATAGATGAGAACTATGAGGATCAGGCAAAACCGTAGCAGATTTAACTAATTATTATACTAAAACCGAAATAGATCAGCAAGTTGATGTTTTAGAACAAAAAATTATTGCTGCAGGCACACTTACATGAATCGATATTAATTAAAACAATAATTAAATGGCAGTTCCAGTATTATTTTATAGAGGTCCAAAAAGTTCGTACGACGTTAGTCAACACGGCAATGGAATATACTTTTGTACCGATACCTATGAAATATTTATGAATAATCATTCATATGGGGGAGGTAAGGTACAAGATGTTACATTAAATTCTACAAATAATTGTTTAACTATACATTATACTAGTGGAGATACTACTGATGTAGCTTTAGCGAAAGCGTCAGAAGTATTAGACGGTTTGATGTCTAAAGAAGATAAAGCCAAATTAGATAGTTTAAGTGGAAATTATTCGTCTAGTTTGTCTTCAACAGTATCTACTGTAGAAAAACTAGGAGGAATTGCTGCTGGTACAACAGTAGCTCAATTAACTGGTAAAAGTTATAATGAAATTTTTGATACACTCATTTTCCCTACGGTTAATCCTACATTCACTAATCCTAGTGCTAGTATTTCTTTAAAAAGCTATTCTAATATTCAAGAAATTGGAGCAGTTGCTCCAACTACTGCTAATTTTAACGTTAGTTTTAATGCTGGCGCAATTAATTTAGCAGGTACAAAACAAAATAATAGAGCTGGTGCACAAGACACTGAAGCTTCTAAAATTTTATATAGTTCAAGTAAAATAGAGGATCTTCCAGAAACAGTAGTGGCTGGAGCAATGGATTATTATTATCGTGCGGTGTATGCACAAGGTCCTCAACCAAAAGATTCAAAAGGAAATAATTATCAAACACCACTTCCTGCGGGATCTGTAGATTCTAGTAAAGTAACCGTAACAGGTTATCGCCCAGCTTACTCAGGATTAGTTTCAACAAATAATATTACTCAAGAAGTAATTAAAGGAATGACTAAAACTGTATCTGCAAAGAAAACTGTTAAAGTTTCTGGACCAATTACTGAACAATATATTTGTTTTGCTGCTCCAACAGGATGGAACGTATCAAATATTAAAGATAGTAACAACTTTGATGTAACTGGAACTTATACCACTAGTACCGTTCAGGTTACTTGTTTAGATGGACAATCGGTTAACTATACCGTATATCTATCAGGTAAAATGACTCAACCTAGTACTTACTATGTAAACTTTAACTAATCATGGCAGAATATTTTGGTAAAGGCATTTCGGTAGGTTCTGGGTTTGATTTAGGTGCGAATCTACCACTCGACAATAGAACAATCCAATCATCTATTGCTGATCGTGACGCAATGCCTACGATTCAGTTAGTAGAAGGTCTTATTGTTTATGTAAAAGAAAATAAAACCGCATATATATTAAAGAGTTTTGATGAAGATGGTTCTAATAGAGTTTGGGAAACTCTTGCAACTGGAACTGTTGTAGAAATTATCAATTCTCTTGAAAGCGATAGAACAGATGCTGCTTTATCTGCTGCTCAAGGTAAAGCTTTAAAAACGCTTGTAGATGAGTTAAGATCTTCTGTCGCTTCAGCTTTAGATTATAAAGGTACAAAAGATACTTATGAAGAACTTCCTTCTGAAGGAAATAAAAAAGGAGACGTGTGGAATGTAGTTGCAGCTCATGAAACTACTCCTGCTGGAACTAATTATGCTTGGGATGGAACTCAATGGGATCCGCTAGGTGGAACTATTGATCTTTCAGGTTATTATACAAAATCTCAAGTTGATGGTGCTATTTCTGAAGTTAAAACAGAACTCGAAGCTACTGATACAGATTTACAAGAACAGATTACTACAGTTACTAATCAACTTAATAATAAAGTTGATAAAGTAGAAGGTTCTGGTTTAATTTCTGATACAGATCTTAATCAGATTAGAACTAATAAGTCTAATATTGAATCTTTACAAACTTCTGTTGAAGATAAACAAGATTTACTTACTGCAGGTGAGGCGATTACAATTTCAGAAGAAAATACAATCGATCTTAAACTTGACGCTGCTACAGATTCAGCATTATCTAAATCAGCAGATGGTTTAAAACTTGATTTAACAGGTTTAAAAGGTTCAACAATTAAGATTGGTACTGCTATTACTGGTGGAGTTGATGTTGGAGCAGATCAAACAATTGTAGCTGGAATGCAAGCTCTTAGTAATAGTATTCAAACAGCAGTATCAGGAGGTATTACATCTCTAACTAGTCCTAATGAAACATTAACTATAAGTGGTTCTGGTACTTCTAGAAGTTTAGTAGTGAATGTAGCAAAAATTGTTTCTGCTAATTCTGCAATTCAAGTAGGAACGGATGGAAAGTTAGATATATTTTGAAATGAAATTTCATAAGTAATCTTTTATTAAAATGGCAAATACAACTAATTTAAGTTTTTCTAAGTTAACAACGGTACCTTCACTAAATTTAATACCTGGACGTATTTATTTTGAAACTTCGACTGGATTAATTAAAATAGCAAAAAGTGAAACCGCAATTGATGTTTTTGGTGGAGTTAGAGATGCTCATTGAGATGAAGAAACAAAACATCTAACTATTACTAACGCTAACGGTACAGTTATTGATTTAGATTTATCAGATGTAGCTTCTGCAACAGAAGTTGCCTCTGCTCTTAGTCAAAAAGCAGATACATCTTACGTTAATACAGAGTTAAATAAAAAAGTAGATAAAGTTGTTGGTAAACAATTATCTACAGAAGATTATACTACTACTGAGAAAACAAAACTCAGTGGTATTGCGGCTGGTGCACAAGTAAACGTTATTGAAACTATTAAGGTTAATGGAGAACCTGTATCTCCTGGAAGTAATAAAGACGTTAATATTACAGTCCCCACAGTAACTGTAACTGGTGTAGCTTCTGAAGATAAAATATTAAAGTTAAGTGGTGGTACATTAAGTTCAGAATTATCTTTATCTTATAGTACTGAAACAAAAAAGATTATATTATCTGGGCAAGATAGTGTAGAAATTGCAAGTATAGATGCTACCCAGTTTGTTAAAGATGGAATGGTACAAAATGTATCATTTGATCCTGAAACTAAAGTTCTTACAATTGCATTTAATACTGATGCAGGTATAGAAAATATTGAAGTAGATCTTGCATCATTGGTAGATGCTTATACTGCTGGCTCAGGCATTACCATTAGTAAAAATGTAATTTCAGTTGACACCTCTACAATTGCTACTAAGCAATCTGTTACAGATATTGATACTAAACTTGGAAGTGGATTTAGTTCAGAATCAACAGTATCTCAACAATTAGCAGCAGTTAAAACAACTGCTGAAGCAGCAACTACAGTATCAGAAGTTGATAATCAAATAGATGTTAAATTAGCTGAATTAACGGTAGCAGATAAAGATAGTGGATTTGTAAGGTCTGTTACACAAACAAACGGGTTAATTGAAGTAACAAAGTTACCTATACTTGAGACAGATATTCCAAATCTTTCAATTAGTAAAATTAATAATCTGCAATCTGAACTTAATAATAAAGTTCCAACTACAAGAAAGGTAAACGGATTATCTCTAAATCAAGATATAACTTTAAAAGGAAGTGATATAGCTCTAACTGGATATGAAAAAGGAACTGAGAGTAGTTCTATTGTTGCAACAGATACAATTAATAAAGCTATATCTAAACTAGAAAATAAAATTGATGTTGCTGCAAGTACAGGTGTCCAGTCTATTGGTGGAGCAGTAGGAGTAATTACATTACGTAATGGACAAGCTGCAACGTCTCCAGCAGTTAATTTAACGATTGCAGAAAAAGAACTACGTGCTGATGTTATTGGAGTAGCTACTACAGCACAAGGAAACAAAGCAGATACTGCTTTACAAAGTGTTACTGCAAGTGGTTCTAATTATTTAACATTAACTGCTAATAGTAAAAGTGGAACAACTCAAAATCTAACTGGATCAATTACCATACAAAGTATAACTACAGCTAGTTCTGAACAAAACGGATTAGTTGAAGCTAATGATGTGAAAGAATATGTAACTTCAATGTTTCAGTGAGTTGATTTTGTATAAAATTAAAATATAAATAAATGGCATTAGATATAAGTTTTTTACATTTTACAACTAAAGCCTCTTATGATGCTGAAAAGAGTCGTAATGAAACAGACGGAACTTTAGAAGAATTCGAAAGTTGTATTTCATTTATTGACGAAGGTCCAACTATTTGTACTAGAGGTAAAGAATATAAATGTAGTGTAGATCAAAACTTAGTAGAAGAACTGATTAATTCTGCAGGACATGCCACAGTTTCACAGCTAGCGGATTATTTACCGCTAGCTGGCGGAACTATGACAGGAACTCTTAATTTTGTAAAAGATATAAACAATATAATAACCATTTCGACAATAAATGGAGAAAAAAATTTATTAAATATTGTTGATTCTAAGGTATATGTAGGTCAAAATACTGATAATATAAACGGAACTGTAATCAATGTTGCAGATGCAGGATTAGAAGTATCACGTCCATATAGTGCTAGTAACGCAATTGTATATGATACAGAAAATTTAACAAGCTTATCACAATTAGAAAACGATTTAAATTTAGATTTTATTCCAAATAATAAAATTGGAGTAGCTAATGGAGTAGCATCATTAGATAGTAGTGGTTTAGTTCCTTCTAGCCAGCTACCATCTTTTGTCGATGATGTATTAGAATATGATTCGTTTAGCGATTTTCCACCTACAGGAGAATCGGGAAAAATATATGTTGCGAAAGATACTAATAAAACCTATCGATGAGGAGGAACTCAGTATGTAGAAATTTCTGCATCTATTGCTCTAGCTAACACAGTAACTGGAAATGATACAGCATCTACTGCATCTAGATCAGATCATAATCATAACAATACTTATGTAACCCTAGCTACAGAGCAAACAATTTCGGGTAAGAAAACATTTTCAACAGGTGATAAAGCAATTACTTTAACTGGCAATACTGGTACTCTTATAAATGGAAGAGATCATTATACTATTGCTCTAGCAGCTCCGTTAATAGAATCTGATTATACTAGTTTATTTGGAATAAAATTAGCTAACGGTAATACTGCTGTTTTTGGAGGCACAAATAATAATATTGGATTAAATTTTTATAAATCTGATAGAGTTGAAAATGGAGTTGATTGATTTTGAAATTATACACAGGAAGATAATATTGCATACTTAAATACTAATTTTGAAATTCGTTCAAGAGATATAACTATTAATAGTACTCAAACTAATGGATTAACTATTAATAGAGATACCGCAGCATCTGCTGGAATAAAATTTAGTAATATTAGTAAGGGAAATCTTGGATCAATAGAGTTTGCTGATAATTTTAATTTCTATATTAAAGATGCTGATGGATCACAATTAGCAGTACTAGATTCTACAGGAAATATAACTTTTGTAGGAAGCGTAACCGCTACTTCTTTCAGTGGAAATGCTAGTAGTGCAACTAAATTATCTTCTGCTAAAACACTTTGAGGACAATCTTTTGATGGTTCAAATAATGTTAGTGGAAATCTCTCAAATGTAGGAGATATCGTTCCTCAAGGCACTGTTTATATTGGAACTTCTACTAATAGATTTTCCTATGGTTATATAAAACAAATATTAACTGGAACTAGAACTACTCTAACCTCAACTGGAGACGGAATAGTTCTTGGTTCAGATGGAACAATATCGATATCTGCATCGACCGCTAATCCTACTATTTATTTCAGTAAAGGAACAACATACAATGCGGATAATTTCTTAAGATGAGACGGAACCGCAATCGTGTCCACAAGTTTGTTAAGTACTACCGCTAGAATGAAAGCGGCTGGAGGCTTTTGTGTTTCGCAAACTTCTCCTGAAGGATATGGTATTAGTTTAATAGAAAGTAGTATCGCTTTAGCGCCTGCTTACGGAATGTACTTTGGACCAACTGCAACATATGGTACTCATGGAACAGTAACTGGAGATCACGCTATATATTTTAGCATTAATAATAATGCAGGCAGAGGTTTCATATTCAAAAATAGTGAAGTTGGATGTATAGCATCTATTGATAATAAAGGTAATTTTACTGCGAATCAAATATATAAAGGAGTTAATTTTACAACATCTGACATTCGATTAAAAACAAACATTAAAGACGTACAACGTAATTATATATATAAATCACTTAATATAAGTCCACTTCGTTCTTGAAATTATAAGAAAGATGGGACTTTTGCAATAGGTAGAATTGCTCAAGATGTTCAAAAAGTATTTCCTGAGCTAGTAACTAAGAAAAATGGATTATTATATATTGATAAAGAATCCTTATTAGAATTAGAAGTTGAAGCTCTTAATTTAAAAGTTCAACGGTTAACTACTAAGTTAAATGAACTGACTAATGAGAAATTTGAATGACAATAATATTGTAGTGGGTAATTATGCCCACTACAATTCTAATACATATAAAATATGACAGGAGATTTAATTGTAGATTATAGAACCCAAATAACTTCTGCTCAATATGGATTTGGAGGACAAGTTTTAGGAAAGCTAAAGGAAGGTCAAACATATACGTTTATAGCATGTGGATATTGTAGTCAAGAACAATTAGATGGCTATGGTCAGTTAATGATATCTATGTATTCTTCAAATCAATCTAAACAGTGTGAATTGTATTTTAATTCTACAACGCCTGTTGTAAAACAAGGTACGTTTGTTCCAAATCCTTCTAATTTAGATACTTGAATAACAGCATACTCTTTTCCTAGTGAAACTAACGGAGGTCCCGCTCAAAATGTAACTTTACTTTGATATAAAGTAGTTGAGGGAGAATATGATTTTGATATTTATGATGCATATGGATTAAATGGACCAGGTTTTAATATACTTAGAAATCAATCTCGGGGCGGTAGTGCAGAACATTGAGCTAGTATAGGTTCTGCTAATGATATATTAGGACTTGATACTACTACGTTTGAAATTTCATGTATTAAAACTAATGGTGCATGAATGAATGCTAGAGATGCTTTAGAATTTAATGGATTAGAATTTAAACCTAATACACCATATACTATTTGTTGAGAAGCATATGTACCTGAGAGTAATGGAACAACTAGTTTTAAAGTTCCAATGGAAAACTCTACAATGTTAGCAGGTGATCTTACAGTTAGTGAGGATCGTTTAAATCGTTGAGTTAAATATTGAGCTGTTTGTCAGCATTCTTCTAGAGGTAATATAGTTTTTTATGTAAATAATCGGAATACATTTTATTATTTAAGAAATGCTAAGTGAGTTGAAGGTGATCATAGATATTTTTTAAATTGAACAGGAACTGCTCAAAATGTTCTGCCGTTTACAGATAATTTTGTAAATTTGCAAGGTTTATGTAGAAATATTCCTTATTTTTGTGGATCAAGTTTAGTATATAAACCAGATGGTTGTGCTCAATTAATGTCTGAAGAATTTAATACTAATTGAAAAAGTGGCGCTCAAGGTAACTGATCTATTGTGGACGATGACTCTATGGGTAAAGTTGTACAATACGAACGTATTAATGACACAGGAAATTATCAATGAAGTATTAGCGAAGGTGTATATACTAATTTAGCTAGTTTAAATGATAAAACCACTTCAATGTGGATAGTTGTAAAAGACAACGGAAATAATTGAATATTTAGTCAGTGAACAGCTACAAATGCCACACTAGCTCCTACAATTAACGATAAGAAAATTGATTTAGGAAACGGATGATATTTGTATTATAATGTCAGAAACGATCGTGTATTCAAAGATAATTATGCAGCTGGAATTAATAGCATTTTAGGTACAGTACAATTTTATTCTTGCGGAATTTGTGAAGGAGATATATCTCCATTATTTGATTTAGCTGCATGAAACGGATTTTATTATAAAATATCAGAAGAAGAAAAAACAGAAACTAGTGAAGATTGAGTTACTACTTCTATAAATATTACTAAATCACCTACAACAAATATAGCTAATACAGGAGGTACTGTAGCTTTATCTGCTACTGCTACTCAAACTAAAGGAAGTATTACATATAAAAGAGCTATTTTTTCTAATGGAACTTGTAGTGATTGATATCAAACAAATTCTTCTAGTGAAACTCAAACAATAGACATTAATTCATTAGCTACATTTAGTAAAATAAGTGGAACTGGTTCATTATCTGAAAGAGTTATAACTTTTGATGAGAATAAAACTACAACAACTAGATCTGGAATATATAAAGTTAGTTATGATGGAAAAGAAGCTCAAGTTACTATAACTCAATCTGCTGGAACAGTTCGATACGAATTAGTATTAAGTGGAATTACAACAATTCCTGCTTCTGGCGGAAGTGTTACAATAGGCGGTACTTATAATACCTATTGAAACGGATCTTCTACAGCAACAAGTAGTATTTCTGTTACTCCTATATTATCTGCTACTTCTACTCCAAACGGATGAACATTATCTGGTAATAAGATTACTGCTCCTTCTAGAGGAACTACAGTAGGAACCATTTTAACTGCTACAGGAACTGCTTCTTATGGAAATGCAAGTTTAGCTTATTCAATTCAACAACAAGCCAATAATGCTACGTATTCTACACCTAGTGTATTTGCTCGATATACTAAAGTTGTTCCTGCTAATGGTGGAGATTCTGGAGTACCAACAGTTAGTTATTCGCAATCTACTACATATACATCTGGAGCAACTAATAATATTACATCTGGAGCAACTATTACATATAAACAGTCTTTAGTTGTTTCGCCTGTTGCTAGGTTATCTCAACCGTGATTAGCTAATCCTGCATTTACAGTAGATGTAAAAAATGTATTTGTATACGATAATGCTAATTCTGGCAAGTGTACTTTAACGAGAGTTGCTGCAACAAATCCTGTTTCAGTAAACGGAGGATATATAATGCGTTGGCAAAACAAAGGTTCTGGAACAAATCCTAATTTAGGAGGATTTGGTGTGTCTTATACTGGACTTGCCAGCAACACCTATTATTGTACATTTGTTGCAAAAGTACCTAAAGGTTATAGATTTCAATTAGGTTATAATTCTTTAGGTACAGGAGGCACTATTGAATGATTAACATCCTCACAGGGTACTGGAGATTGACAGAATTATACTGCAAAAGTTACTTATGGTACAGGAACTGTAAGTTCTGTATTCTTTTTTAGTTTACGTGATGGAAACCCAGGAACAGAAGTAAATCCACTCACAGTTGATTTAGCTTATATGACAGTATTAGAAGCAGGTACAAGTAGTACTGGACTTAATACTTCTACGGGAGCTTGGACACTTCCTAATATGACTACTAATATAGATAATTTATGTGCTCTTAGTACTGCAGATCATAGAGGAAGAGTAACAGAAATAAATCTTACTTTAAATGGGAAAACAGTTAAAGTATTTGCTCAACCACCACAAGCAGCTAATTATGTAACAAATATAGCAGTAGCTCAAGGTACTGAAACAATTACCTATCCTACAATTCCAGCTAAAGGTGGCACGTACGCTGCACAGGGAGGAGGACAATATGCTCAAACTTTTACATTTACATCTGGATCTACATCTTCTGCAACTCCAGCTTTTACATATGGTATATTAAACGGAAATGCTGTTTATTCAATGACTCCGACAGGTACTTTTACAGGTATGGCTGGTAGTCAAGTAGTTGTATCATCTAAGGGCTATACAATATCTGCTGCAACTCAGTCAAATCCTATAACTCGAATGTTTACTCTTACTTGAACACATTCTGCTAATTATACGCTAGGTGGTACTAAAACAGGGTCATATAGTAGAAGTGATATTAAAGCAACTCAAGCACTAAATAAAGTAGAATCAATTACAGCTCAACCACAATCAGGTTATACAACGAATTTAACATATCCTGCAGGTGATATTCCAGCTAAAGGTGGTACTAAGAATCCTGAAGGTAGAGGAGCATGTAAATATGTATTTTCATCGGAAACTGTAAAAACCTCTGCTGATTCAGAAGTTAATAGTCTCTGAGCACAAACAGTAGTGAGTAGAACGTATAGTGGTTCTGCAACAGGAATGTCTGTAAATTCTAGCGGTATAGTTACTGGAGATAACAGAACTACAGTGATTGGGGCACGTAGAAGTATTAGCGTAAACGCTAGTTTAACTTTAAAATTTACTAATCCAAGTTCAGTTGGAGGAGATACTCTTACAAGTACAGACACAGATACAATAGTAGTTTATCAACAAGCTAATGCAGTAACTGCAACTAGTATTACTAACGCAAATTCTACAAACCAAACAACAACGTTTGCAGTTGGAGGACAAACTATTGACGGGTATTATGCTCATCTAACTTATACATCTGAAAGTACTAATTTTGATACAACCGTTGCACCAGGTAATATATGAACAATATCTGGAACTGGATTTAGTATAGCTCAGTCTTCTTATCATAATTATGCAGTAAAAGTTACTGCAGCAGATAGAACTACAGTAGCTGGAGCAGCTAGAACTGCTACATTAAGATATTCAAATTCTAGTATTTCTGCCAATGCTACACTAACTTTAACTCAAGCTGCTAACGAAATAGTAAGTTATAATTATGGAAATTGAACTGGAACGTTAACTGTTCCATCTGGAGATTTACCCGCTGGAGCTGGATCTAAAACAATTACTTGAGGTTCTATTAGAAGAACAAAAACTCCTGTATATAGTACAGGTGATGTTGGAACAGCAACTACAGAGTATTGAACTGGAACTGCATATTTAACTTTAAGTGGAACAGATTATTTATCATTAAGTAAAAGTAACTATACAAATAGTTCTAGTACAACTACTAGTACATTAAATAAAACTTCTTACAATAATGTAATTAGAGATCGAAAAAGTTATACAATATATTTAAGACAGAGTTCTGCAACTGGTACAGTTATAGCTCAGGCAACGTTTTATACTGCAGCTAATGCTAAAACATCTATTACTTATGGTAAACCTACTATTAGTACTTTAACTTATAGTGATATAAATGCAGCAGGAACAGGAGTAAGTCCTACATTATCTTATACACAGAGTAGAACACAAAATTATACATCTGGTTACACCGAAGCGCTATCTAATTTAACATCAGGAGCTACAGCTAAATGAACTAGTACAAATTCGGTTAATGGTGGTGCTATTAATGCTTCAACAGGGGTAGTTACAGCAAATTCTTGTGGTACAACGTATACTACAAGGAGAGTAGTACTTAAGGCAAATTTAGTAATAACAATGAATGGAGTATCATCTGATACTAAATCTGTAGATATATATCAACAAGCGAATTATGTAACAAAAGTAGCATTTAGTAAAACAGAAAACTTAACGTATACTCAGATTGGAGCAGGTGGAGGAAATTCTAGTCCATCTACGAATAGTGATAATGTTATAACTTTTACATTTACATCAGGGGGAACAACAACTACAATTCCTGCTACAACATACGGAGCAGGCAGTATGGCAAGAACATATTCTTGACCTGGATCTTCAGGAACATTTGCGACGCTTAATACTTCTACTGGAGTAGTAACTGCAAATTCAAAAGGTGCTACAGTTTCGGGTGTAACAACATCGCCTGTAATTACGAAAACTCTTAAATATACATGAACTCCTAAGAGTCCATATTCAGGAAATACATTAACTATTAATTCAACGACTACAGGTACAGTTCAACAACAAGCTAATAGTAAGTCTTATGGAGATATAGATATAACATATCAAATATCTGCTATTTCTGTAGCTGGCGGCGGAGGGCAAGTATATTTATCAAATTATATAACTGGTATAACGCAAGAAGTAACTTATACTTCAGGATATAGTGCTGGAAATGAAAATATACTTGATTCTGCAGTATGTACTTATACTACAGATGTTTCAGGGTGAACTATAAACGGTTCAGTTCTTACTGTTTCTGTTAATAATACGTCTACGGTAAAAACAGGTACTGTTAAATTTACAGCAAATCATCAAGGAAAAACTAAAACTGTTAATTTAACAATTCAACAGAGTGCAGGGACTAAAACTTATGGTCCTATAACAATTACTAACTTTACTTATCCAATTGCACCTGCTGGAGGTGGTTCAGTATCTCCAAACTTATCATATTCTCAAACTTATGGATATAACGGAGCTACTACTGGAGGTGGTACAATAACGTCAGGAGCATCGATTACATATTCTGGTACAAATGTTGATGCTAGAACTGGCACTGTTACTGCTCCTAGTTTAGGAGCTAATGCTACAAATGGAGATACATTATTAACTACAAGTAATGTGTCTGTAATTATGAATGGAAAACAACAGGTAGCTACTATAAAAGTTTATCAAGAAGAAAATTATCTTATGATGCCATCCTTTAATTCAGGATTTTTTATTCCTATGATAGGAGATAAAAATGGAGGTACTTGTTCTATGACAGTAATGACTACAGGAACTTCTAAAATGAAATCTGGATATACTATATCCTCAGGTACTTATGTACAGGATTATTTGTTCTTTTCTGTTAATGTTGCTTGAGCTACTGTTCAGGGAACTGGACCTGGTAATAATTCATTTGTTTATTATGCTAATTTAGGTCCAAGTAGAACTCTTAACTTTTCTTTTGTATGACACGATATGAGTGGAGTAGAAAAAACTCAATCATACACTTGAAATCAAAATGCGGGGGGATAATTTAAATAACAAAATGGCAGTAAAGTATTTTAATAAACAAACTCAAAAATGGGAGATATTTCCTGGCACTGCAGGAATATCTGCTTATGAAGCTGCACAAGAAGGAGGATATAAAGGAACTGAAGAAGAATTTAATGCTCAAATAGCTAATTTTGAAACAATATTAAGAAAAGAAGTAGAAATTACAAATAGTGCAGATGATGTACATTATCCAAGTTCTAAAGCAGTAAAAAATTACGTAGATAGTAATATAAAATCTGTTGAAGTAGTAGATAACTTAACTACAGAAAATGCAAGTAAAGCACTATCTGCTAATCAAGGAAAGATATTAAATGATAATAAATTAGACAAATCAACTTATACTATAGATAAATCTAATTTTGTTACTAAAGAAGAAATTCCTGATATAACTAATTTAGCTACTAAAACAGAGTTAGCAGATGGATTGAATGGCAAAGCTTCTAAAATACATACACATTCTATTTCTGATGTAATTGATTTACAAACTACATTAGATATTAAAGCAGATAAGTCAGAAATTCCAAACATAACAGATTTAGCAACTAAAGAAGAATTAAATAATAAAGCTAATAAGATTCATAGTCATGTAATTAGTGATATAACAAATTTACAAAATATATTAGATACCAAAGCGGATACAACTGATATCCCCAATATAACGGATTTAGTTACTAATTCTGAATTAACTAATGTGTTAGCAAGTAAAGCAGATAAATCTGAATTACCTGATATTTCAAATCTTGCTACGAAAGATGAATTAAAAGAAAATAATTTATCTGTTATTACTTATACGACAGCTACAGGAACTGACGCTACTGCAAATAAATTATTATTTGATAGCATTAGTTCCGAAGAAACATTAGCTGTTAAATATATTACATTAAATGGAACAGTATTAGCTAATCTATATAAAACTGATGATATTTTAGTATATTATGTTATAAATAATTCTATAAAAATAGATAGTTTTGATAATACAACAGGAATATTTAAATCTGAAAAAAGTTACGAAATAGATAAATTATCATTATATAACGCATCTATCTCAACTTTAACAGATGATGAAAAAATAAATATCCGAAATATACTTGAGCTTTCTAGTATATATTTTCCAATAAATGGAAATACAACAACTGATCTCAATGAAAAAATATCTTCTGGAACTTTCTCTTATGAAGAATCTACTAGTAATTCTCCTAATAATCTTTCAGGAACATTAATTGTATTTACAAAAACTAATGTAGTTAATCAATTAGCTTGAGATTCAAACGATAATATTTGGAATAGACAAAAAATAGATGAAACTTGAGCTTCGTGAAAACTTTTATCAAATATAAAACCAACTAGTGTAAAAGGAACTTTTACTTCTGCTGCTGGAAATATTTCGTTAAATATTACTGAGGCTAACATTAAAGTCGCTTTGGTAAAAAATGCTAACGCTAATCCTTCTTTAATGCTATACTCGATTTCAGGAACAGAACTAGTTGATTATAAACGATGGTCTATCCGAGGAGCATCAGAAATAGAATCTACTAATGAATCTGGAGACAATGCTACTTTAACTACAACGGGAGTTACGATAGATGCGGAAGTTTATATGAAAACTAATGAATCTGGAACATTAATGATTCGACAAATAAGTACAGGTAATATTTATGAGGTTAGGAGTATGATTTCAGGAAATGGTAGTAGAGTAACTATGTGATATACTAGAATAATTTAAAAGTATTGTTAATATATAAGCATATACTAATGGATCAAAAATATTTTCCTCAAGTTTTTAAAAAAGCAGTTAGTATCTGTAGTAAATTATTTGAAATTTCGGAAGATAAAATATTAAGTAAGAGTTCTAAACGTAATATTGTAGACATAAAAAAGTTAATAGTATATAAATTTTATAGTTTAAAACAACACGATAAGGATAATTTAGTTAATTTAATTTCTAAAGAGTTTAACTGTGGACATTCGAGTGTAGTATATTGATGTAATAAAGCAAAAGAATTATACTTTAATGATTCTAATTTTCGAAATGATTATGATATGTTTTCGACTGAATTAGATTTTTATATAAAAAAATTATAAAAACATAATATATTTTTTGATTTAAGCAAAAGGTTAATAAATTTATTTCTATATTTGTAGTGCAATTGTAACATTACATATATGTAATAATATTTATTAACCTTTTAACTTTTTATATTATGATGGAAAATGTGATTGAAAAGCATTATGTTCCTACATCTGGAAGTGGTCTTGATGCTAATTTAGTCGCTGCATTAATGAATAACAATAATAAAAGTCTTGATCCAGCAACCGTAGCGTTACTTAGAGATAACGATAAATGTTTAGAGACAGCCGCTTTAGCTAACGGTGGTGGAATGTTTGGCGGAGCAGCTATGTGAAATAATCCGTTAAAAAATTTATCAAGTCTATTTAAAATATACTGATATTAATAAAGTATTATAAAAAATTTAAGTATATTTGCAATAATACATAAGCGGATTTAAAACTCGGTGAATTCAGGGAAACTCTCACGTAGACAATCCTGAGCCAAGTCTCTTATAAAATTAAGAGAAAGGTGCAACGACTATCCTTATGGAGTAGATTTCAAGTGAAATCGAAGCGCCGAGCCTCTTTAAATTTAAAGAGTGATGATATAGTCTGAACTCTATAGCGATATAGAGAGAATATATGGAAACGATATATTCGCAACAAAATGTTATGATGTGGATAATGAGATGGATGAACGGCAACGGAGAATGAGGAAACGGACAAGGTTTAGCTAATCAGTTAAACAATGATGCAAATACTAATTTAACAATTCGAGCAATTGATGGAAATCGGGATGCTCCTCTAAAGCCAGGAGAGTTTAGAAATCCTAATATACCTGTAGAAAAGATAATGTCTATTCGTGTAGAAGTATTTGGAAATGTATTAGAATATACCGTTCCAGCAAATGCTACATCTGTAAAAGACGGAGATACAGAAATATATTTAAGACGAGATGATTTAGAAACTAAATTAAAATCTCAAGTAGATTCTTATCGAATAATGTTTGAATCAGTAAACAAACAGAAACAATTGTATGAAAAATACAATGATTTATTTCAATCTGTAAAAGGAAACTCCCAAGAAAATGTTACAGAAGAGAAATATAAAGAATTAATAGCTAGAATAGCAGAACTGGAAGAGCAGTTAAAAGAAAAGGAACAGCCTAAAGAATAATTATTTGAAAAGTTAAGAATTCGTTCTTAACTTTTTTTTTATTTAAATATTTTGTATTTTTGTACAAAATTTATAAATAAAAATTCTATGGCAGATGCTTTACATAAAAATGCAGAAACAGTAGGTTCAATAAGTAAAGATTTAGTATTAAATACTTTTGGCCGAATTTATATAAGAGTTAGAGATAAATATTATGAATTAAACTACGATAATACTGGATTAGACAATACATCAAATGATTCAAAAAATGATCCTGATATTATTATTTTAGAAAGTAGCGATGATCTTACTTCTATAACATATCCTGGAGATAGTAAAGTGATACTTACACTAGATGGGGGATTCTATATTACAGTCAATGGAGAGTATAGACCTTATACCGTAAAACAAACTGGTAGTTCTTGAGAAATTGAAGATTTAACTGTAAAAAATCCAATTAAAATTCTAACTACTACTGAACCTCCATTTATTATTAACTCTAAACAATTAGTAGAAAATTTAAATGCGCAGTATTTAAATGGATATACTGATGATAAATTTGCTAAAAAAGCAGAAAACGAATCTATCTCTGGAAATTGAACTATTAAAAATATCTTATTTATTGATAATGTTTTAAAGAGTACAAATAATAAAAATACTTTAAATGATACAATATTAGATTTTGCTAATAGTACATTAGATATTGATTATATCAACGTACGCAAAGCAATGCGTGTTTATGAGTATATTATTAATCGAATTAAATGTACTAATGGATCTTTTTGAGTCTCAGACAGTGCTATAGTAGAATATAAATTTTCTCCTACAATTAATTCAGGCGATGATGCAAACACTTGATCCTATACAATTGTTGATTCTATACAAAATGATTATAACTTTGGAACATTAGATAATGAGTGACATACATTAGAAGAATGATATAATATATTTATACCTGATTATTCAAATCAGCCATATATACCAATTGATATTAACAATAAAACACAGGTTGATAATGCTACAACATTATTAACAGGAAGAACTCCTGAAGGAATTATTACAAATGAAATTTTATGAAACAAAACTAAAGAATTATATCCTACGCAATATGGAGAATTAAGTATACTTAATTTTTTAGATACATTGTATAATAGTTTTTACAATATTGATGGAGTAATTGAAAACTTTGATGATAACATTGTTAGATGTACTATGAAAGATGAGACTTCTTCAAATTTAACTGTATTTTGAGTTAACGATGTTATTAGATTACAAAAAACTGTAGGATATAATATTTATAATATCGAAGGAGTCGTTACTCGTGTAGAGAATAAAACTGTATTTATTAAATTATCTAGTAAAAGTAATGGAGTAATTGAAGAAGGAGATACTTTTGTTCGAATTGATAATGTTATTCATCCTGATCGGCGTGGAGCAGTTTATATGACTTCAGCAGATTATAAGGCTCCTTACATTGATGTAATTGATAATACTAATTATTCTTATAGTAAAAACGATTATAACGAAGATATTACTGATGAACCCTATGTAAATAATTCTAATATAAAAATACGTTTAGGTAGATTAGATGGGTTAGCTTATGATGAGGTATTTGGTAGAATGTCTGGAATGGGAATTTTTATTAAAGGAGATTATAATCCAGATTATGTTTCAGAAGCTACAACAATATTAGGTCAAATCGAGGAGTTTGCTCAAAATAATAGTGGCGGTTTATATATTAAGGATGGGTGTATTGCTCTTGGTTCATATGCAAATTCTAATAGAAAAGTTGGAATATTATTAAATAATGATGGATCTGGATACTTAGCGCAAGGACATATTTATTGAAATAAAGAAGGTACACTTTATTTAGATGGAGGAAGTAATGAAGGTTTAATTATTCTTAACGGAGATATTAAACTTGGCCCAAACAGCGACGGTTCATATAGAATTGAACTAAATAATATTGGTTCTGCTAAATTTGGAAACGGATCGACCAAATTTTATGAAGATGGAGGAGGTTCATTAGCAAATGGGCATATTACATGAACAATGTCTGGAGCTGTTATTTCAGATATATCTATGCATATAGGAAATAGATCAGCATGACTATTTTCTAAAGATCGAAATAATTGATCTGATCGATTTCCTACAGTAGGAGTTTCAGATTTATGTTATGCTATTGGGAACGAAATGGAAGTAATTCTAATATATGGAATAGAAATATATAGTAAAACTATTTGAAATTCAGGTATTCCTTCTACACTTTATTATAGTTTTACATATCAAAGTCAATACAGTATTGATGGAGGGTTGACATTTAAAGATTGAAAATCAAATGTACTAGATTATATGCCTGCTCAAGAAGTTCAAATAAAAGTAACTAAAAAAAGTGGGTCTACTGCATCCCAATCTACTGTATATACAAAAACTTATACGAGTAATTATATCTATGGTATTCAAAGTGATGATGAAGGAGTAGGTTCAATTGGATTTGGAAATTTATATTGAAATAGCGCTGGCAGTATTAAATCAAGAACTGCTTTGTTTGAGGATATTACTATATTAGATGAAACATCTCAAATATATTATATAGATGAAAAAATAAATTTAATTGCAAAACCTACTAGTTCTGAGTTAAATATTGTATTACCTGCTGCTAACGATAAATATATTGGGAAAAACATTACTATATATAAACCAGTTAGCACTGGTTCTGTATCTATCTATGTAGGGACATTTACTGTTGATTCTCCTACTTTAACTATTCCCGCAAACACAGCGCAATTATTAATATATACATATAATCCATTAGCAAATTTAACTACCCGCCCATGATCATTAAGTAACGGAGAAACTAACACAAGTGCTGTATTATATTCAGGACATATTTCTATACCTACAAGTATATTATCAGATCCTTTTAGTTGTACTCTAACAAAATATAGTTCGGCTCCTAATATAGAAGTACAGAGTGTACAGTATCAATACGCATCAAATCCTGATGTTAATCAAACTAATAACTGATTTGGATATATATACCACAATATAGGACATACTAATTATGCTATTAGTTTAACTCCTGTTCCTTATGAGTATTGAGTTACTAATCCAAATAGAGGTATGGATATTAATGATGTAATTTGTCGGGTAGTAAAAAAATATAACAATACGTGTATATTTCAAATTAATAAAACAGATGGAGCTAGAATATATCAAGAGTTAGATTTTGTAATATACGGCTCTATTTAAAATAATAAGGACTAATATGAAATTTAATATAGTAGAAAGAATTCTTTTACCTCAAATGATTAAAACAGCAATTAAACAAGGTAATTTAATTGAGATGATGTCTGTTGAACATATAATTAAGAAGGTGAGTTTTGATGAAGATGAGATTAGTAAATTTGAGTTAAAAACCCTAGATAACGGAAACATATCGTGAAATACTAAAACCGCTATCGATAAAGAAATAACGTTCACTAAAGAACAAATTGATATATTAAATAAAACAATCAATTATTATGATGAAAATAAATTGATTGAACTAAATATGATCTCATTAATTGTTAAAATTAAAGATTTGAGTGAAAAAAATTCTGATTAATATAGGTATTTATACTATACTAATTCTTATAATTGTTTGATTATATCATAGTAATCAAAAAAATAAAGAAGCTTATAGTATTGCTGAAAGTAATTATAAAACTGAGTTACTTGCTAAAAATGGAGAGAATAGAATTTTACAATTAACTTTAGATCAATTTGAATACCAACAAGATTCTATTATGAAAAAAATGGATAGTGTCATTCAAGATAACAAAATCAAGGCAAAAACTATTCAATTTTTAGCATATCAAAAAGTAGAAATAACAAAAACTGATACTATTAGACTTGT